CGCATTCCAGTTCGAGACATTCAGCGCCCACTCGCCGAGATCAGGCTCGGGATTCTCTTCGATCAGCTCGTGGAACTCGTTGGCGAACTCCTTGAACCCCTCAGTCTGTGCCAGTTCTTTCAGTTCGGCAGCAGTCAGCGGGATGACCTCGAACGCATATTGCGCCCGGTCAATCGAGTCCACCATTTCAGGGAAGAAATAACGCGGATCAACACGGCGCCACTGCGGACGGGTCTTTTCCTCTACCTGCACGTCAATGACGGATCGGCCATTGCTGCCCTGCAGTTTCTTGAACTTCCGCTTCTTGCGACGGTAATTCTCAGGACCGCACAGAATTCCCGTGCCAATCTCGACCATATCCGCCGCAGCCAATCGGACCTGCTGCGGAACGTGGCACTCTGCCCACTGGTCCTTGATCTCTTGCGCCATCTTGCCGGCCGCATCCTCGGCAATGACCTTGGCCTGCTCGATCTCAAGCTCAACGCCATCTGGACCGATAACAGTCGGGCTCGGTGTAGGCTGGACGCTCCACGGCTGACCGGAAGCGCCAGGAACCATCATGTTCGTAATACGAGCGGACCAGATCATTGACCGGCTCGCAGTGAGATTCAGCCCGGGCGGCAGTTTCTCGTCGCCGCTATCCGCCGCCTGAGTGCGCGAGGCTTTGACATTCCGACGAATGCCGAGCAATTGCCGCTTATCCTCGGCCCATCGCGATTCGATCTCACGCTTTGCGCGAACGCTACGGTCCCGCTTGCCTTCAAGTTTCTTGGCAAGCTCTCGCAGTTTCCCGATTTTCTCGGCTTGCGCCTCTTCAATGAGTTCGACCGCAGCCGCGCGCAGTTCCTCCGGCAAGGTTTCCAACATCAGAGCCAGTTCCTCCGGCCCAATCCCGGACAGCATTTCTGCTGTCATCACCGGTTCAACTTCAAGCACGGCTGCGGTCGGCATCATTAGCTGAACGGGGTCGCTTCGGTGCCGGTCTGCTTGCCAACAAATTCGACTTGCCAGCGAGCCGCCGCTACGTCAGTGATCTCAACCACGTCGCCCGCGTAACCGCCGCGAGTCGATCCGTCCATTGTGAACACGGTGCTGGTGCCAGCCACGGCGCCAAACCCGCCCAGTGCCGAAGCGTCATCCTGAAACGCCAGCGCAAAGCCCTGCATCTTGTCCGAGCCCGCACACGTCAGCGTGGTCGTGTTGCTCGTGATCGAGGTGCCCACCACAAACTTGATCTTGCGGCCAGACCCGGTAGCGGCAGGCAGCGTCACCGCAATGCCCGCAGCCCGATTGAGGGTGATCAGATTGTCGCTGTCCAGAACCGTGTAGGTGCTGGTCGTGACGTTGGTCAGGTCGTCAGTGACCCGGCTGAAAAGGTGGGACAGCGCCTTGCTTTCAACGCTTCGGGCAAAATGCTGGTTCAACCACTGGTAAACCGATTTCTTGCTAAGAGCCATTGCTATTTCCTCACTGGTAGAACCCAAAGTTCACCGAGCCCGCGCCGCGCGGAATCGTTCTCTGGACTGGCTTGATGGATGCACGCTTGAGCCCGCGAATTGCGTAGCGCGTGGCATCCATCAAATGATCGTTGTTCTTAATCACCTTCCCGTTTTCATCGCGGGAGTACAGGCGATATTCCTGTAGCCATTTGCTGCAGGTGTTGTAGACCTTCAGCCGCCCCTGACTTAGCCGGGTCATCACATCAAGGATTCCGGCGTTCACTTCCTTGTTTGCCGCGTGAATATTCAGACCGAGACGCTTGTAAATGTCTAGGGTCTTTTCGCCCTCCAGATTGGCCCCGGCGTAATCACCGACGCCTGGAATCCACCCACCACCCATTGCCTTGATTGCGCCAGCGTGAATCTCAGGCTCAGCCTGCGGCCTTGAATACTCGGCATACAGATAGACGCAATCAGCGTCCAAGTCGTGCGCCATGAACACAACCGCCGTGTCATTGCTGAATCCAAAGTCGGCGCCGTAGATTCGCGGCCAGTGCTTCGGAATAGTCGGCAATGGGTCAATGATGAAATCAGACTCGGGCACTTGGTAAACCTTGCCGCTGCCAATACTCGGCGTGCCCATTGTCCGGGCCTCGCGCTCATGCGGCAGCGTGTTGGCGATCTTCTGAAGTTTCTCGGTTTCGCTCAGGTGCGGGACTTCATCCCATCCGCACATGACGAAGGCGCGAGAGCTGGCCTTGTATTCGCTCGGGTTGAAATCCGTAGCGAATGACGGGACGAACATCGAGACAACTTGTGTGATGCCAGACAACGGCGTGAACGTCAGCAGCAATCGCCCCTCTGCCGACTTCCCGCGAAACCGCTGAATGCACTCTTGGTAAATATCCGGCGGGCATTCCTCATCCAGCCAGATGAAATCCTTTTCAGTGCCCTGAAAACTCTCGCGCCGCTGGTCGTAGGACTTAAACCCAATGCGCGAGATGCGCCCAGAATTGTGCTTGACGTGAACAAAGTCGCACGATCCATTCGAGTTCTGCCGCATCGTCACCTTTGTGATGCGCGATGCCGGCAGCATTCCAGTCCCGACGCGCCCAGGCTCACCGATCAACTTGCCCTGAATGATGTCGCGGACGGTTTCTTTCGTGTCGCCTGCGACCCATATGTCGGTAGCACGATCAACTCGCCACCCGTCCCACCAATCAGGGTAATCGCCGATTGCGTGAGCCGTGGCGATGTATGCGCCTAGTTCCGTCTTCCCGGTGCCGTTGCCGCCGAGAAACGCGATGAATCTATCCTGTTGAGACTTAGCAATGACATCGCAATGCTTAGGGTACAACTCCCTGCGATGCGGCCCCTTGTCCGGGAACATCCGGTAAAACTTGGTCCGCTCAGCGTGCTCCTGCAGTTTCCGCAGCCCGTCGAACAATTTGCGCTGGTCAGACTCAGGCAGTCGGGCAATAGCTCGCGCCTGCGCGTCCGGTGGGAGCGCATGGAATTTCTCGATTGGGGTCACGTCAGCCCGGTTTATTCATTCGCCAAGTCAGACCCCGGCGATTCTGGCACTTTATGCAGCGAGATGAATATTTCAGATGCCCTCAAGCTTCATAGCCGCATCCAGCAGCCCGCCAATCTCGCCGCGAATCTTGCTCGCGTCTAGGTCTAGCGAGCCGGAGTGTTCGACATCGACCTTTTGTGTCCCGTAGCGAGCGCGGTCCCAGCAGGCAAGGAGCTTCAAGTCGGTGTCGATGATTAGTTTGTCGCGCTGAACGTCACCCTTACTGTCGCCTTCAGCTGAGTCACCGCGCGCTGTATTCCGCGCCCTGTGCGCAATTGAGTCGTGCCAATCCTCTCGCGCGCATGCGAAGCGTAAAGAAAACTCGCCGTCAGCCTTCGCCCAGTCATGAACAGCAACGCGCGTTGGCATATGCTCATCGCGGCAAATCTTAGCCAGCGGCTCACCATTAGCAAGCCGCTCGCAAATCTCATCCGCAATCTCAGGCGTGAACTTAGACGGCCGCCCGCGCTTAGCAGGCGCCTTGTCTTGCCCCTTCTTAGCCACGACCGAAATCCACTCCAGTCTTGTACGAATACCCGACGTGCCCCGCTACACGATGAGCGAGGGTGCCGGGGAATGGATTTTTCAGAGCCCCATCCAGATAGCTGCGCACATTCTCAGCCGCGGTTGCATCAGCGATGTAGTCTTTCTCTTGCTCGCTCATGTCAGATTCGCCAAGTCAACGTAGACTCCACAACTTCCAGCCGTTGCGTCCTTCGCAAAGATGTACGTCGGGCCAGCGCTGAACTCCAACTGGTTCTTGCTAGCCGTCAGCGACTGAGCCGTGCCCGTAATGTCAGTCGCAAGTTTCGCGGTTCCACCGGCCACCGTGTAAACGTCAACCTCTTCCGAGTTTGCCAGCACGTCAGCACTCACGATGATCCGCGCGTAACCGCCAGAATTAATCTTGACCGACGCAGAGCTTGCTACCGCTGCCGTTGTCGGCGCGATTACCGTAATTTGAGCCATTGTTGTTTCCTATGCCGTTAGACTTACGTCGTCAATCTGCAGGCCAGTTGCCCCGGTTGACGCGAACTGAATGCCGTCGAACGCAAAATCGGCGTACCCAACCACCCAAAGCGTTCCAGTGCTTGGCGTCCCGCTGTAGATCGCTTGGACCGGCGCTCCACTATCTAGCAGAGAGATAGTCAGCGCTGCCCCTACAGCGTTTGTGACCGCCACAGATAGCGAGTAACTGCGCTTTGCACTGATTGCCGTGATCGTCTGCCGTATGGCGCCAATTCCACCAGATCGCGTTGCTACGCCGCCTGAGATTGCCCATGACGAGCTGATGATCGTCCAGCTTGCTCCGCTATCAAAACCGCCGTTAGCGATCCTCTGCTCTGGGGTATATGTTGGAGTAGAGCAAATGCCATCAACGATAGCGGCCGTCAGGCTCATTTCTGCAGCCTTTCCACGATTGCCGCGTACTCGTCACCCGCAATAACGGCCGCGTCATACTCTTCAATCAGTCTGAGTGCGTTAATTGCCTCGTCA